GTTGCTCAACCACCTCTACGTTTTTAATTTCTTGTGCGTCATCAAGAGTCATACCCTTGAGCATTTCAGTAATGATAGAAGAAGATGCTATTGCAGAACCACAGCCATAACATTTAAATACTGCGTCTTGTATAATATCTTTCTCTACTTTAATTTGTAGCTTCATAACGTCGCCACAAGATGGAGCACCTACCATACCAGTTCCAACATTCTTATCACCAATATTCATCTTACCCACATTACGTGGATTATTATAATGGTCTAATACTGCGTCTGAATATGCCATGTGCTCCTTAGTATTTTAGCCTAGCAACAGCTTTTTAGCGTGCTTAGGCAGGTCACCTAAATTAATTGTTTGAGGCTTGTCCTCTTCTGGAATATCGTTCTCCAAAATAACAACAAGTAGTCCATCAACAATGTCAGCTCCGACAACTTTAATTGTCTCTGATAATGTAAATGCACGTTCAAACGCCCTTTGAGAAATACCACGATGTGTATAATCTCTAGTATCACTATGACCAGTTTTTTTACCAGTTATAGTTAATACTCCCTTTTCAAGGGTTAGGTCAATATCTTCTTTCTTAAATCCTGCGACAGCGATTTCAATTAAAAAGTGACCATCATCTCTACGTATAACATTATACGGTGGGTATCCTACGCCTCTGGCATCGGTTACGTTAGTTTCCGCTAATGTGTTGAAGAGTTGATCGAATCCAAGGAAGGTATCCCTCGGAAAATTAAATGCTAAGTTTGACATAATTGTCCTCCTATTAAATAGCAAGGTTAAAAGTGTAGTCACCATGACTACGGTTAATGTAAGACCTTTCGCATCTTACAAGTTTATTTATACAGGTTTCATTTAATTCCTATATTATATTTGGGACACAATTCCCAATCGGATTTATCTTTATGTGATATAATTTTAATTTGGTTTAATGCTGCCGTATCCCCAATGGGCGATACAGTACTTAATAATCCCCAATCATCCATTAATTTGACAATTGTGTTTCTACGTTTTAAATCATTTTCTGTAAGATTTGATGGTTTACCATCTAATAAGAATAACTCTTTAAAATGAGTTATAAAATATCTTCCTTGTTTATGAAGGATATGACATGATTGATATAATTTATTATCCTTTTTAGAAGCCACACCTATTCTTGTAAGTGTTTCACGTATCTTAAGAAAATCATCTGGTTCTGCTAATATAACTTCTAACATCATTTCTGGTTTCCAATTAACCAGTTCATCGTTGTACTCCGCCATGATTTATTCTTCCCCTTATTGTTTTCAAGTTTTCATTACTTAAAAGCGGAAGTACATCACGAGCTTTTTCATTGCTATAATTATAATATTCTTTTATAGCACTGATATTATCAGATTCAATAGATTTATTCCACTTAGAGAAACGATTACGCTTCCTAACAATATTTATAAGAAATGAGTATTGTAATCTGCTATCGAGATGGTGGAATTTATTCATTTCATTAGCATATATTACTGTGTCTGGAAAATAAGACAAACCACGATTTATCATAAAAGCATTGTAATCTTTTTCATTTTCCATAATATCTTTTTTACTGGAAGATATTGATTTAATAAATTCGAAAGGACTCATGTTTTTATTAATATTACATTTTCAACTCTAAACGATCTCCAATCTTGTTTATCTGTATCAAATACTTTTAATATATCTAAATTTTCCATTACCTTTTCGCCTTTTATTAAATTTAAAGGTTTCATATCTTCAGGTATATATTCATAATTTAATGTACAATTCATTTTACGTTCAGTACCATCTACTTTAGTAAATGTTACTTCAATAATATTATCAAGAAGAAATTCTCTAATATCATTTCTATTCATGCTCATTTATTGTCTCCGTTAAAATTCGACTCATAGATTTTAGTAGCTTACTAGCTTTTTCTAATTGCCATACAACATTAATCATTGCTAATGCTAATATAATTGTTGCATAATTTGCCATTTCATCTAGCATATTATCTCCTATTTAAATATTAATAACAAGATTACTATTATTGGAATAGCTATTGCTATTAGTATTATCATTTAAATTTAATTTGTGACATTATTTCTGTCATACATGCCACTACATTTAATTCATGATCTGCTACAAAACTATCCTTATATGAATAATCTGCAAGGATAAGTACTAACTGTGGAATGCTCGAAGGCATTACATACTCAACCATATTATCATAAACCATTCTAAATAACTTTGAAGATTCTACGTCAATGTTATCAGTAACCCACTTACGCATACTCTTAAAGTTTTTAGTTTTTAAATTACTCATTAATTCTTTAATACTTGACTCAGATAAAGTGACAAGAATTCCAGTATCAATGGTACCACTCATTCCATATCGTTGACATTCATTAATGACACGTCTCCAATCTGGAATGTATTTCATAATCAGTTCAGCAAGAACCTGATTTTCGTATGTAATGTTTTCAGAATCAAGAATAAATTGAAGCCGTTGCATAAATTGCATAGCCATCTTTTCTTTATTTCCTAAATTAAATTCATATATAGAACACCTTGAATGAAGTGGGTCTATAATACGATTTTTAAAATTACATGTTAATATAAATCTACAATTCGAAGAGAACTCTTCAATGAACCCACGCAATGCAGGCTGAGTAGATTGAGGATTTAAGTAATCTGCTTCATCAAGGATAACTACTTTTTGGCCACCTTGTAATGATACAGTACTTGCAAACTGTTTGATTTTACCACGAAGTGTATCAATGTTTCCGTCTTCGGACCCATTAATAATCATATAATCTAAACCTAATTCATTACATAGAGCTCTAGCTACTGTAGTCTTACCTACACCAGCCGAGCCTGTAAACATCATATTGACAAGCTCTCCTGTGTCAACAATACTTTGGAAAGTATTTTTGAGTGACTTTGGGAGAACACAATCTTCTATGATTTGTGGTCTATATTTTTCTACAAATAAAAACTCTTTCATGTAAACCTCATTATATAAATGGCGGGAATCGAACCCGCCCATAAGATATTCACCCTATGCCACCGAGGAGTGGGAGTCGAACCCACGCTAAGATATTCACCCTAGTACCGCTTTGTATTAAACTTTTGTTTCTGCTGGTGCTTCGCCTTCAGCCGGAGCTTGTGCTTCAGCCGCAGCCTTTAGAAAATTATCTAAACGATTACGTACTGAGCCAACATCAGCTAATTCTGCACCTTCAAATGCTCCACGCTTAGTTACAATATCAATAATTGTAACACAAGCTCTAATATCGCTTAGGTTAAGACCTTGCTCATCAGATTCCGCTGCTGGTGGAACTGGAGGAGTAGATTGCTGTGCATCCATACCAGATGTATCTGTTGTATCTACTGCATCCATTACTTCATCTGTATCTTTTGTTGTATCTGCCATATATTATTCCTTATATGTTGTGGTTTTATCAAGAGCAACCCAATAATTGATGTTGCCAGCCTTTACTAATGCTACTTGTTTTTTATCAATACCAAACTCGTATTCATTAGCTGTTTTAAATTTAAAATTATTTATGTCAAAAACAAATTCAAACTCTGCAGTAGTATTTATACTACAATTTGAAATGTTCATTGTAAATTGATTTGATGTTGGATTCTGTTTATCAAGAATTATACACTCAATAAATGTTCCACCAGTATGACTCATTCGTACACTAAGCTGATTAGCTCTAAGTGTAGCCGAAGCTTTACGAAGTTGAGATAATTGTTCGTGAGTAAGAGTAAATGTTATATCATTACATTCTAAATTAATATCATTAGTTGGAACTGTTAAGCTACCAACTTCAGAAAAATAATATTTAAATGTTGTAACACCATCTGTAATATTGACAAATTTTTGATTGTCATCAAATGTGAGAGTAGGATCGTCAAACATACTAAGACAAGATAAGAATTCTCCTAAATCATATATGCCAAATTCATATGGAAATTGGTCAGATATATTTGCTTTCGCCATAAGTGTTTTAGACACTGCCATTGTTCGAACGAAGCCATCTTCTCCTAATGCGATATTACTATTAATTGTTTGAAAATTATTTAAAATTTCAAGTATTTGTGAGTCTAGTTTCATTTGATTCCTTTATGTCATGTTCATTCATTGCTAATAAAGTATAATGAATTATTTTCATTAAGTCTATTTTATTAGCTCCATTTTTCTTACCATATCTTGCTGCGTATTTCATTACGTTACCAAGACAAAAATCTAATCCACGTCCAGAAGACGAGATTAGGTCCATACTTTGAATTCCATTTGCAGATGTATAATGTCCTGAATAGGTTTTTTCTACATATTTCGCAACGTCATTCAGATTTTTATATTCATTAAATTTCATAAGACTATTCTTTTGGTCTTCATTGTATTTAATAATGTTATCAATTTCATCACTTGTTATATTAGTAAATTTCATAATAGTATTATTATATCATAAAACAATAGTAAAGTAAACAGCTAACGCACATTTTTTATACTGCAACTGCATCTGAAATTTTAGCCACTAATTGTTTAGTGTGTTTTTTAGTTTTGTTGAACTTTTTAAATTCATTCCTAATGTCTGAAATTGTTTCAGTCTTTTT